GAAACAAATAACGATTGAGTTTTAAATTAAATTTAAAATAGGTTGTGTCGGAATATTAAAATTGGTGAAATATTTTTCGTTTGGCGTTTTGGGATATTTTAGCTTTGGATATTTTAATGCCAATTCCAAAGTTTTTTTGTCTTTACGATTTCCAACAAAATAAACATAACGATGCTTTGACCATCGTTTTTTGCGTTTTGTCACATCAATTCCTTTCGTGTGTCGGGCGTGTTTTGCTCCTGTATCTGGGTCTGTCCTTTCAACAGTTTTCCCTGTGTATATAAAATTTGTAGCTTGATAAATATATCCAGTATGATTGTTCCCAGTATCTGCATAACTCACAATAATTGATGGATGAGGTAATAATTTAAAAGATTGCGATATAAGTTTTGAGGCTTCGTTTTTTTTATTATTACGCAAACACAAACGATTCAACTCAAGAACGCAACTACTCCACTGTTCACCACAAACGCCAGAACATAACCAAAGATTCGGGGGCATTCCATAAGTTATAACTCCAACCAAATTATTTTTTTCGTACAATCCAAAAGCATACATGATATTTGGAATGCGCTTTGCATAATGAATATTTAATAACCAAGGAGCAACCTCAGTTGTTTTTATTTGGAAAACTTTATAGCTCATTTTATTTTAAGTTTGTTTTTATCAATTACTTCATTTACCATTTTGTTAAATAAATAATCATTAAGCTGATTTTTATTTTTGAAATTGCCTAATAATTGGTTAAACACAAATTCTCGCAATTCTTGGGTAGTTAGGCTATCAACATAATTGTCAACAGCCCTCTCTAATTTAGTTGTTGCCATTATTCACCTCAACTTCCCCTTCGCCACCACAAACATGACACTCAATTAATTGGCAACTGGGGTCATTGGGGTGTCGATCCGCTAACACCCCTTCCCCTTCACATTCTTGACAAGGAATTACAATGTTCATCCCCTTATTTCCCCTGCTTCTTCTCAAGATTATCTAATACGGATAATTCAAGATCAAACCACGGATATAATTTTAAAAATTCAGCGGATGTCATTGTCGCTTTGTCATAGTTTATTACATGGCAGTCATACCCCACTGGTGAAGCATCTTCTCCAGTGTCAGATAAAGTAAATCTATGATCGTACCCAAAAAGGGTGCTAATTTTGTTTGCGTTTTTTTCTTCTCTAGTCATGTCTCTCTCCATTTGTTTATATTGTTTATATCCTTATTATAAACATTTTGTTACATAGTGTAAAGGGTTAATTTTGGTGAGTGCGGAACTGTTTCCAGTTCTGCTAGGGAATCTGGAGAGAGAACCTAGACTCGCACTCTTAATGGTTTTTCCTATACCTTCGATCTGTTCCGCCCAATCGAACATTATTAATTATGTTTGGCGTTCTTTTTTTTCTTTTCCATTTTCGCCAAAACCAATACGTTAAAAAATCAATCATCGCAAATTCATCTCCGCTCTTTTTGTCGATTCTAAAGTTCTCCAAGACTCAAATCTCATTTGAATCGCTTCCCACTCAGCCTTAACAATATTAGCATTTGTTCGAGCTTCAACCATTTTTGTAACATGATCTTTATATTTAATATGCCGTCTCGCAAAATGTTCTGCTTTGGCAACGCTAGATTCATTCGATTGATTGACAAGCTCTGATAGTAAAACTTTTTCAAATTTCTCTAACATTCGCGCTTCCCCATCTAACTGAGCAAATTTTAAAGCTGTTTTTGAAGCGTTATCTAATGCAGAATTTATATCAATCATTTTGACCTCTTATAAAAATCGTCTTGTTGTGAAATCCAAATCGCAACAATTCCCCTCGCTAATTCTTTATTGACCTTAAACATTTTAGCAACAAGAGCTGGAGCTTCCCACATATTCGCGTCAGCTTTTTCATGCAAAGCATCTAAGTAAGCAAATATCTCATCTTTCATAATGCACCTACCTTGTTGGTAAGTCTTGGTCGGAAAATTTTTTTGTTCATTTTATTTTAAACCTTCCTTTTTAAATTTTCTTTCTTGCGCCAGCATAAAAATGTTGTTGCTCCTAGGGTCATCCAAGTTTTACCAACAACTTGTCCAGTCAAATAATCTAATGACTCAAACGCTATCCAAAGAAATACGGCACTGTCTACAATGGCTCCGACAACGCCACTTGCTAGGACAGCCATAACCAAACGCTTTTTACGAAGAGGCGTATAAACAGCCATGTCAGCAAGTTCCGAAAGTAAGAAAGCCACACCACTGGCAACGATTAAAGGTGTAGGTGCTACAAAAGCAGATAATATTGCGCCTACTAAAATAGCTCCTAAAACTATTTTAAGTGAAAAAAATTCGTGAACAACATCTCTTAAAACTAAAGCCACCCCTATTAAAAGAACTCCTGATGGGGCCATAAGGCCAGGGGCTACAGGAATTAAACATGGGCCTTTCGGAATACAACTCGTTCCTACGTTACCTATCATCCAATTTGCGACAGGTATGGTCACAAGAAATAAAATTAAGTATACAAATTTCGACATTAAAATAACTCCATATTTTGAGGTCTAGGATTCCAATAAATGGGGTTTTGAATTGAATCGATGCGTCTAGCCATCCGCTCTGGACAAATATTTAAATCTTTATAGTTTCTGGCAACATTTGCACTATCAGCAGATGAAAAAGGCCAACGATCTCCGCATAAAGAAAGTCCTCTTAGCATATGAATCCAAGGCAAATTTCCATTTTTTACTAACCAATTAAAAGCATCGTCCATTCTTCTTTCCCATGCAATACTGCCAACTTGCCAATACTGACGGCTTGAACCAAAACATATTTTACCAAACCCTAAATCTAACAATTTTCCAATATATTCTATAGGTTCGTGTAGATGCCACACCACAGCAGAACAATCTTTGCGATGAGGCCATTTTTTTGCTAAATTAAAATTATCACTATCTGTGCCATCAATTACATCTGGGACAACAGCCCAATGGGGATGAGCTAGGCGAGATTCTACCCACTCATAGTACCCATGCCAATCAGGAGCCTTGCCTTGCTTGTAATGCGTGTATGCTCCATTATCCCACATTATTGACTGAGCATAACACAAAGAAAAATGTGAATCTCTGGCATCTGCGTAACTGATGCAAAAATGTTTTCCTGATAATTTTAGCAATTCGCTTTTAGGAGTTAAAGGTGTGCCATGATAATGTATCATAATAATAAACCTTTTTAAAAAGGGATTTGGTCGTCTAATTCAGCCGTAGGAGCGTGTGAAGAAGTTTCTGAGGATGCTACTGCCTCAGAGGTAACAGATGCGCTTTGTAAGCTGTTATTTCGGCTATCTAGCATTTGCAAAACTGAATTAAACCCTAAAATTATTTCAGTTATATATTTATCTACACCATCGTTTCCAGCCCATTTACGAGTTTGAACTTTGCCTTCCAAATATATCTTGGAACCCTTCTTTAAATATTTTTCAGCAATACCAGATAAATGGTCATTAAAAATAACAATTTTATGCCATTCTGTCTTTTCTTCATTTTTATATTTTTCAGTAGTAGCTAATGAAAAGTTAACTATTTTTTTCCCATTTTGAGAATGTCTTGTCTCAGGTTCTTTGCCAAGATGCCCAATTAAAATAACTTTATTCAACATTTAAACTCTCCAATTCATTAATTTTCTTGTTCATTTCGTTTAAAAAATCAATAACTTTTTCTTCTAACTCATCAATTTTTGATTGATCTCGCTCAACCCTTTTAATAAAAATTTGATTTTTCACAGGCATTCGTGGGTCAAAAGATACAAAATCGCACCATTGTCTTTCTGTACAAGCCATTTGCCAGAGCATTTGATTTAGATATTTTTGAGGAACTTTCTTATCAAGCAAGGTTTCAATGTGGGTGTGAGTGTGGGGACATTTAATTTCAACTAATCCATCTTTCCCAACAAGGCGGTCTGGCGAGCATCCTGATTGGTCAATCTTTGGGTGATTTACAAATCCCACCATTTCCAGTTCCAAATCCTTATAAAAAGAATAAGACTTTGCAGCTTCTGGTTCGGTGTCTGACCCCCATTGCATTGCTGAATTTGAGTAAGATGCGGTTGGGGTTTTAGTCATGGTTTCAGCAATTAATTCCCCCATGTATTTTGCTCGACTTGCACCCCAACCTGATTTAGTTTGGGCTACAACGTCCGAAATTCTGGACGCGGTTACTTTACCCAATCGAGCTTCAAACCATTCGTCTGTCCCTTGAATTAATTTATCCATTGGACTTGCTTTTCAAACTTTGCTCTTTTTGCTTGAGCATATTTAATGCTTTTTCGTATTGCGATTTTGGAATGGATTCAAAACTTTTGCATCCTAAAAGTTCAAAATATTTCTGTAAATTAGTCCCAGTATTTTTGGCATAATCTTTTAGAAATATAATTTCTTTTTGCGAAATAAATTCTGGCTCAAGCCCTGCCCCTACGCCATCATCATCCTCAGAGGCTATGCCTAATCCTGCCATTAATCCATATCGTCTAGCGTATGTGATTGCAGAACCTATTCCCTGCATATCTCTTTTGTTTAAAAGTAATGGAATCCCACCATCATTAATAGAGCCGCCATCTTTATGATAAATGGTGGTGACTAAGACCTTTTCTCCTGGTCTATCGTGAACCGCTTGGTGAACAAATAAACCATTTGAACTTAAAGGCTTACGAATCATTTCCCAAACTGTTTGAAGGTCTGAATATTTATAATAATGCCCTTCGGTTTTTTTCTTTGCTCCAACAATTTCTCCTTGAAATTTCGATAGAGCCATAAACAATGCATTTTTTTTATCAATCATTTCTCTCTCCTTAAACGATTTTGTTAATTAATTTAATAGTTTCGTCACCCTCAAAAACTAGTTCATATTTTTGAGTAGCCTGGCGCACAACGGCCATCGACAGATCATACTGGTGACGGCTTCTTTTATCTTTGTATAAATCAGGATTTGCTACAGCCATGCGAATTGCTTTTAACGCAAATTCGACAGCTTGTTCTGTTGCTTTTTTCATTTCTCTCTCTCCAGTTTTTATTATAAACAAATTAAAATAAATTAAAACAATTTTTGTTGATTAACATCTTCCGTTAAAGGTTTGAAAGTTATATCAATTAAATGATATGAGCCTTTAAATTTGGATTGAATGGGCTTGCCAGTAGGCTTCAACTGGCGCAATTCATCAACATTTAACCGCATGATTTTATTATCGTGCTGAAGCTCAAGGCCACCCTTTTTGATTGCGTCTCTAACTTCATAATCTCTGACAGAGCAAAATTTGCCTTGCCAGAGTTTTGAAACAATTTTCTTTTTCATAGCAATGTCTCTATTGCTAATTGATCTGTGTCATTTAAATTTAAAGCAGTAGAATTGACGCTAACTTGTCTTATATGAATTTGTGCGGATTCTAAAGCTAAATTGTATGCGTTGCCACCATCTAAACCAACTAAAATTTCTTGACCTGCATCATATGCTTCGTCTTTCGTGTCAAAAAGTTCAAGTTCATCATCGTACATTTGATACAATGAATCACCGACTTTTATCGTATCAGAAAAATCTTTCGTTTTGATAGTAGAAACAATTTTGAATGTATATTTGAGTGTTTTAAAGGCTTCATTATAAGCCTCTTGTTCATTAGTCCCACTTGCAAGACTATTAATGAATAAATCAATTTTATTTTTTGTTTTTTCTGATAGCTCATTATATCTATTTTTCATGTCTCTCTCCATTTGGTTGACCAGACCCCCTTGAAGGGGTTTCGGCTCGCTCCCACAAGCCTCTTCAGTGGTCTCTCAACATCCCTCATATTTGTCTATTAATAATTCTAAATCCCATTCTGATAGATGGTTAGAATCTTTTTGATATTTTGGAGTATCAGCTTTAAAATAAGTGCCTCCTCCATTGCCATCATTCCATATTGTTCCTTTGTTGGTTTTGGCTTCATATCCTAACCCGCTACGGGTTTCAAAGTATCTTACACTTTTTACTTTTATCATTTTTCTCTCTCCATTTGTTTATATGCTTACTATAAACATTTTGTTACACAATGTAAACTTTTTATTTTACTTTTTTAAAACTTTTTGTTACATTCATAATATGAAACATAGAAATATAATTGAGCTTATAGGCGGAACCACTAGAGTTGCTGGTGTTTTTGGTTTGTCTACGCAAAATATTTCAAATTGGAAAAGGCGTGGAATACCTTGGAAATATCGGTTTAAGGTTTTGCAAAGAGCTAAAGAAATGAACGTCAAATTGCCAGATTCTTTTTTGGATATGCCATGAAGCGTGACAAACGTGATGCTATCTTTAGCCTCTTGATAAGAGAGAGGTCCAGTTGGTGTTGTGAACGATGTGGCGAATTTGTGGTTGAAGGTGAACGGCAAAGACTTCATTGTAGTCACATTGTAAGTCGAAAGTTTAGGCGATTGCGTTGGGAGCCGATAAATGCTGTTTCCCATTGTGCGAAATGTCACTCCTATTTGACAGACCGCCCCCATGAATTTGGATTATGGGTGGATGAAAAATTAGGCAAAATTATTTCAAGTCGATTAACAGAATTATCAAGGCCAATTGGGAAATATTCTAAGCCAATGCTTGAAGACATTTATCAAAATTTAAAAGCATCACACAAAATTATGGTTGATAAAAGAAAAGATGGCGAAACAGGTCGGATAGAATTTGAGTCTCCTTATGTGTGAGTGTAAAGGGAAAATTGAGGTATTAAGACCGAAGGTTGTTAAAATGGCAATTATTCATAGACCAGTGAGAACAGAGACAGGTTTTAAATATGAGCCACATGAAGAAAAGATTATTTCTGGTGGTTTGGATGCTTGCTTAATTTGTAGTCGCAAGGCAGAACAAGAATATCAAGCGAGGGTGAAATGACATTTGAGGAATTTTGGGAAGTGTACCCGAGAAAATCATGTAAGGCTGTGGCACGAGCTACATTCGAGGAAATAACGACTAAAGGGAAAATGACCGCAACTTGTGGGGTTAAAATATTAGCGCGATCTACTCCAGAAGAATTAGTTGAGGCAGCTCTTGCTTTTAGATACAAAACAAATATTGTCGAAGAAACAGAGCAAAGATTTATTCCATTAGCGGCAACGTGGTTAAATCAAGCGCGGTATGAAGATCAAGATGAAGATGAAAGAAAAGAAATGGCTGATAAAATGCGGAATTTGTTACAGCATATGAAAAAGCCTCGATTAAATGTGGTCGGGTAAAACGGCAGCGCATTTGATTTAAAGCCCTACTGTGGGGTCTAACCATAGGGCAAACTTGGTGCGAAAGGTGTGAGAGTGGTTAGTGGCCTGATAACGAGGTCGTATAGTAGACACCGACTATTGTGTGGTTATCTCATATAATAGGCCGATAGCGAGGGGCTGGCTCCAGGAGTCTAATCTTCACGCAGAGGCAAGCACCATCCTTAGATATATTCTGAGGGTGGTCGTGCTTTGCCTTTAGCTCAGAACTTCACCAAGAGTCTAATAGAGGATATAATGAGATTAATTTGGGTTAAAGATAACGATAAAATAAAATTAAACATTGATAATAAAATTGTTGTTTTGTCTGAAGACCAAATAATTAAATTAGGAAAAGATCTAATTAAAATTGGAGAGGAATCTAAAAAATTTCAAAACGAATAAAAAAATTATCACGAACAAGGAGACATATGTTAAAAATTGATCCTTCAGAACCAATTGTTATTGAAGAAACTAACAAAGCTGGAGTCTATAGACAAAGAAGATTGTCAGTTTTTGAGCGATGGAGAATTGAAGAAAAATTAAAGCAACGCCATGTAGATGCCGCCAAAATATTTAATTACGATTTTGAAATGGCTCAATTAAGTGATAATTATTCAATGGTAGATTTTCAAAAAGTTGCAAGAGTAATGATTTCTGATAATCACAACATTAAAACTATTGAAGCAAAAACTAAAGTAAACAACGTCATAAAAGAGCTTGGAGAAATTGCTGGAAAGATATTGTGGGATTATGTAGGGCTTGAAAAACCAATAACTAAATCAGGTGTAGACTCAAGAGAAATTTATGGATCATTAAAAATTGTTTTAGATCAGTTAGCAAATTATTACAGAATATGAAAAATAATTGTTGCGAGTTGCGAGTGAATATAGTACAAAAAGTTAAGATGAGGCACTATATGTAGAAACCGCTCCACTTTGGAGCTTTTTTTTATGGAAAGTTAAATGAACAATATTCAACAAATGGCGGCTATATTACAAGGGTTTGGTAGGGGCGGTGACACCATGCTTGCCCATATTAATCCAGAAGAGGCGATGCTGTTGAATGAAGTAACAGATGGTGGAACGATTAATCCAGTTACAGGAATGCCAGAATTTTTTATAGAAGGGGGGTTTGGAGAAGGGGGGTTTGTAGAATCAGACCCTGATTTTGGATCTGATTTTTCTGATATGAGTTTTGGCAGTGGCATGGACGATGTAGACATGGGTATGGGGGTTATACCTACATGGATGGATTTCCCTCATACTGTAAATATTTATGATGCTACAAAAAACCCATATACATCTTTTGATGGGCCACTTGGTCAAAACTATACTTATAAAGCTGGAGATGTAGGAGCATCTATGTCTGTAGATAACATCCCAAATGTTAATCAGCCAAGTTTATTAGGTGCAATATTGTCAGCCCCATTTGAAACATTAGGAAATGTTTTTGGCGTGGATGCAGAATTTACAGGTAGAGATGTATTTGGGCCAGATTTTAGTCGGGCAATGGCTGGTGTAGAAAATACAACTCAACCAGTTGGCTTTGAGGTCAATCCATTAGGCATTGCAGGAACTGTTGTTGGTGGCCCAGTATTAGGAACATTAGCGTCATTAGCAGGGCCAACATATCAATATGGTTCTGATTTTACCAAAACTGGAACTCATGGAAAAAATATTTTTAGTGGAAGCATGGATAAAGTTGCTAATTTTTTTGGAACTCCATCAATATTAAAACCCAACAATATTGCTGATACTGATGATGACATTATTTTTGGGTCTGAAGGTGATGAGCAAATTTTAGGTGGTGAAGGAAATGACAGACTTTTTAGAATTGGAACCCCTGTAGTAACTCCAGAACAAGTTGCAGAAGTAAAAATTAATCAATTAGCAAATGCTTTAGCAAGACCAGGTTACACAAGGCCAGAAGGAATTGTTTACATTTGATAGGGTAACAATTATAAATAAAGAGCCGTGTACTGTAGCGGTGTTTAGTGTTATTTTTTAGAAGCGTTCCAAGTGTCAGCTTGGGGCGTTTCGTTTTATTTGTCGATAAAGATGATAGCTCTCTTGCCTACATCTTGCCCAACACTCCAAACACTATTGTCATAAAAATATGAGTAAGTGTTATCATTAACAAGGACACGAAATTTTCCAGTTTCTGATGACCCTTCTAGTTTTGCTTGAACTGAAATTTGAGGTTCAAAGCATTTGCGTAATTGGGTTCTATCTAAAACCCAGCTAACGCAAACTGTTTCGCCAATAAGATTTGCAAGAGCAGTTGTAATGCTCTCATGGTCTTTAGCAACATATGGTGTTTCCATAGTCTTGTCCTTTCATGGTCAAGGCTACAGCAACACGGCTAAATATTTACAATGACATTCAACAAACATCGAGGTTGGTTCCTCGACTATTTTTACTATTATAACATATTGGGTTTTTGAAAATCGCAAAAAACCGCCAAAAACGGCATTTTCAAAAAATAACCTATTGAAAACAAAATGCGAATTTTTTTTAAAAAAACGCTTGGTGGCATTTTTGCCTGTGGACAACTTTTTAAAAAATAATTAAAATAAACGACATTTAGCACTCTATAAGAGCCAGCGGATATAAATATGGAAATAATTGAAAAAGAAATAGAAAAATTAATCCCTTATGCTTTAAACTCAAGAACCCATAGTGATGAGCAAATTGCACAAATTTCAGCATCTATTAAAGAATTTGGTTTTAATAATCCAATATTAATAGATGAAAAAGATGGAATCATAGCAGGGCATGGGCGTGTTCTAGGTGCAAAAAAATTAGGTTTAGATAAAGTGCCAACTATTAAATTAGCGCACCTCACTCCAAACCAACGCAAAGCCTACATTATTGCAGATAATAAATTGGCGTTAAATGCGGGCTGGGATATGGAATTATTAAACCTAGAAATGGGTGATCTTAAAGATGATGGCTTTGATTTGTCGTTGTTGGGGTTTGACGATACGGAGCTTGCAAACATTTTTGTTGAGAAAACAGAAGGGTTGACAGACCCAGATGCCGTTCCTGATATGCCTGATAACCCTGTTACCAAAGAAGGCGATGTGTGGCTGTTAGGTAAGCACCGATTAATGTGTGGTGATAGCACTAGCATTGATGCAGTTGATAAGATGATGGATGGGGTGAAGGCTGATATGGTGTTTACTGACCCTCCATATAACGCAAATTATAAAAGTAGAGGCACTAACGAATTACTTCGTAAAGGAATTAAAAATGATGCCATGTCTAATGAAGCTTTTGACACTTTTATTTTAGGATTTCTTCCAAGTTTATTTGTTGCATCAAAACCTGGAGCTTCGTTTTATATTTGTTGTAACTGGAAGGATAGTTACCCAAGATTTTATAATCATGTGACATCAAATGGCATGAATGTTTCCTCGTGCATTGTTTGGAACAAGGGTTCTGGCGGTATGGGGTGGCAAGACTACAGATACCAATATGAATTAATAATTTACGGCTTTAAAAAAGATAGCAGCCATTCTTGGTACGGAGGGAGGAAAGAGACTGATATTTGGGACATGAAAAGAGAAAGTCGTGGCTCGTATATTCACCCAACTCAAAAACCTGTTGAGCTAATAGAAAGAGCGTTAAAAAATAGCAGTAAATCAGGTGATGTAATGTTAGACTTGTTCGGTGGTTCTGGTTCTTCATTAATAGCTTGTGAAATAAATGGGCGTGAAGCTAGGCTTATTGAATTAGACCCAAAATACTGCGATGTTATAGTTAAGCGGTGGCAAGACTTTACAGGTGAAAAGGCAAAATTGGAGGATAGTGGGGAGATTTTCCCTACTATAAAGGCCGATGCCGCCTAAAAAGGTGACAAAGCCCACGTTTAAACCAACGGACAAAGAGCGTAAGTTGGTTGAACAGATGTCAGCGGTGGGCATACCGCAGTCTAATATAGCAATGATTCTTCGTGATGGAATTGATGATAAAACTTTAAGAAAACATTTTCGAAAAGAATTAGACACAGCTGCAACGAAAGCTAACGCAAAAATTGGTGGAATGTTATTTAATAAAGCAGTCAATGGTGATACAAGTGCCGCTATATTCTGGGCTAAAACAAGAATGGGTTGGAAAGAAACAAACGTAACAGAGCATCAAGGAAATGTTTCTGTAAATGTTCAATTAAATGCAACTAAACCTAAAGATTGATTTTCCCGAGGTATTTTCGCCTCTTATTAAACCAGCCAGATATAAAGGTGCATGGGGTGGTAGAGGATCAGGCAAGTCGTGGTTC